CAGAAGTATAGTGCCGACAGCGAGTTCAGTTATGATGATGACTTAGTATTGGAAAGCATCGAGGAAACTTATCGGATTGCTCATGAGCGCATAGAAAACTTCATGCCAGACGCCACTGTGCGGCTGCCAGACTTTGTGGTTCCCGAAGGGGCAACAGCCACGGAGGCGCTTCTGCGCTATGCGATTGATGGGCTTAGGTCTATGGACCTACACAAAAATCCTGAATATGTCACTCGTTTGAAGCACGAGCTAGATGTTATTGATGGCCGCGGCTTCAGCAAATATTTCTTGACGATGAAGGCAATCACTGACGAGGCTGCAGACATCATGCTCGTTGGGCCTGGCCGCGGCAGCGCATGCGGTTCCTTGGTGGCGTATGTTCTTAAGATTACACAGATAGACCCCATTAAATATAGCCTACCCTTCGAGCGCTTCCTACGTTCTGACGCCACAGACTACCCGGACATTGATACCGATGTATCCGACAGCATGGCTCTGAAGGAGCGGCTGATTGAGAAGTGGGGCGCCGATAGTGTAGCACCAATCTCTAATTGGAACACTCTGCAATTACGCTCACTTATCAAAGATATTTCCAAGCTGTATGAGATCCCCTTTACTGAAGTTAACACCGTAACCAGCGTGATGATGAGGGAGGCCACCGGACCAGCAAAGGAGCGCCATGGCGTCACCGCTGGCGTGTATGTACCGACATGGGAAGAAGTTCTAGAATTTTCTCCTACGCTTAGGACATACCTCGCACGTTATCCCGAAGTCGCAGCACGTGTCGCTGGACTTGTTGGACAGGTGCGCTCATGCTCGCGACATGCGGGTGGGCTTCTTGTCTCCGAGAACCTTAACGAGAACATGCCATTGATTAATAGTGGCGGAGTGCGCCAATCACCGTGGGCAGAGGGACAGAACGTTCGCCACCTTGAGCCGCTGGGCTTCATTAAATTTGATTTGCTCGGGCTTTCAACGCTAAAGATGATTGAAGGGTGCATTGAGCACATCTTAAAGCGGAAGCATGGCATAGAAGAACCAACGTTCGAAGATGTCAAGAGACACTATAACGAAAAGCTGCACCCCGACGTCATTGATTTGAATGATCAGAAGGTTTATAAGAACGTATTTCACAAGGGGAAGTTTGCAGGTACCTTTCAGTTTACTAACTCAGGGGCTCAAGAATTTTGTAAGAATGTAAAGCCTACGAACATCGCAGAGATCTCCGCAGTCACCAGCATTTTCCGCCCCGGGCCATTGTCAGCCAAGGTCCACGAACAGTACATTGCCGCCAAAGAGGGGCACACTGCCATCGAATGGTATCACCCTCTCTTTAAACAAATCACACAAGAAAGCTACGGTCACGTTATTTTCCAAGAGCAGATCTCGGAGATCACTCATAGGATCGGTAAAGATATCTCTCGCGATGATGGCAACACGATTCGCAAGCTGCTGACAAAGCGGGGAACAGGAAAAGAGCACCTGCTGATTGAGTTTAAGCAGAGATTTGTGCAAGGCGCCAACGAGAATGGCATGTCTATCAGGACCGCTGAAGAGATTTGGGAACTCATGGAAGGCTTTGCTAAGTATGGATTCTCCAAGAACCATGCGACAGCATACAGCATCATTTCTTACCAGTGCGCATGGTTATGGACCTATTATCCTGCTGAGTGGGCTGCAGCGTTTCTGGATAAAGAACCGGAAACACGCAAAGAGCGCGCCATCAATACAGTCAAGAGCCACGGATTTAATATTGAACCGCTTGACGTTAATAAATCAGGTGTTGTGTGGGAGATTAGCAAAGATGGGAAGACGCTCATCCAACCACTTACATCGATTAAGGGGTTGGGCATGGCAGCTATCGAACAAGTGTTAGAGAACCGTCCCTTTATGAACGCAGAAGATCTATTGTTCCGCGAAGGTGTGTCATACAGCAAACTTAACAAGAAAGCTCTCGATGCTTTGTGTCGAGGTGGGGCGCTGGATCAAATTGTAGATGATCGCTTTACGGGCCGCAAACACTTCTGGTCTTCTTGTGTGGTCGACCGACCCAAGAATCTTAAGAAGTTAGCAGACAATCTAGAGTTGTACAGACCCGAAGGGGATTTTACAGAAGCAGAGATCATTCAATTCAAGACAGATCTTACAGGGGTCTTCCCAATGAACTTGGTTATCACTCCCGAGATCATCCAGAAGCTTAAAGAAAGGTTTGTCCCACCCATCTCTGAGTTTGATTCAGAACTTCTGGTGTGTTGGTTTATCCCACGTCAAATTACAGCCCGTAAGACTAAAAATGGAAAGCTTTATTGGATCGTTGAGGTGATTGATTCCAACAACGAACTAACTAGAATTAGATGCTGGGGAGTCAAGCCAGAGAAAGACAAGATTCACTTAAACCGACCCTACATGGCTAAGTTAAAGTATGATGAGAACTGGGGCTTTTCAACCTATGCTATCGGACAAACGTTTAGATTATTAGGATAGTATATGAACATAATGAAATACTTTAGCCCTCTTTTAAAAGAGCCTAAACTTATTGATGATCTACCCACAGCGATTAGGGTGCGCAAGTTTGATGAAACATCTGCCAAAGACTTTTCAAGCCTCGTGAACAAAGCCCAAAACTCGGGCCAACCGGTCCTCCCAGTGATCATAGATAGCTATGGGGGGCAAGTTTATAGTTTGATGTCGATGATTTCGGACATCAAGCATTCCAAGATTCCTGTCGCCACCATCGTACAAGGAAAAGCAATGTCGTGCGGAGCTATCTTGTTTAGTTTCGGCACGGAGGGATACAGATACATGGACCCAGATGCTACTCTTATGATTCACGACGTAAGTTCGATGGAAATTGGAAAAGTAGAAGAGATTAAAGCTTCGGCTGAAGAAACAGAGCGCCTTAATCAAAAGATATATTCGATGATGGCAGAGAACTGTGGACATCATAAGGATTATTTTTTAGATATCGTACATGAAAAAAGCCATGCTGACTGGTTTCTAGACGCAGACGAGTGTAAGAAGTATAACTTAGCTAATCATTTACGCATCCCAGAGTTAAAGATTAGGGCTACCGTAGATTTTGAATTTAAGTAGGCCCGCGGGCTATTTAAGGTGCGGGGTTTTATAACATGGCTGCATCCGATAAAATAAGATGGAAGAGAATGGTAAATGAAATTCGATTCTTGCATAATGAAAAGACTCTAGTGGAAGAAGTGAACAAAGAGGCAGCACCACTGTTTCAGGAGCACTACGTGCGCTTCGCAGCAGAAAATGGGCTCGATCTGGCGAAATTAAACGCACAAAATAGTGAGACCATCGATAAGCTGTATGGCACGAAAGCCCCAAAAATTTCTTCCGAAGAAAATCCAGATTTTGAAGATCCGTCACCCGGTGCCCTTGTGCCTTATGAGAAAGCAGAAGAAGAGCCCGAGACGGAATACAGCGATACCCAAGACGATTTGGAGATCCACGAGTCCTTCAAAAAACTATTCCGGAAGCTTGCATTGAAACTGCATCCCGATAAAGTTGGAGGACAAGTGACCATTGAACAGGGTATGGAAAATCTGGTGTTGTTTAAAGAAGCCAAGAGCGCCCTTGACGAGAAGAAATATTTTGTATTGCTCGATTTGGCAGAGAGGTTTCGTATTACACAATCACGCAACTATAAGCGACAGATTCGATGGATGAGGCGAGAGTCCCAAAGGATCAATTTGGACATTTGCAAAGAGAAAGATACCTATAACTATCTTTTTTCTGAGTCTGAAACCGATGAGCAAAAGAATGACCTCATGAGAAGATTTATTTTACAACTTTTTAAGATTCACGTCTAAAACGACTTGACAGCATCCCCCGATGATGCTATATTAATAGAGTAATAAAGGAGAGCCTAATGGCCACAACAAACAACGAGAAGAAGCAATATGTTAAGGAATACATCCGTTCCCTAGCAGCAATTGAGGGATGCATCGAACCATATCAGGAACAAAAGCGTGAACTACGCTCTGAGTTCCGAGAGAACAACTGGCTTAATACAGATGAGATTCGGGCTGCTGTAAAAGCTTACCGGCTTTTCAAGGGTAAGTTTAATATTGACGAAGTTGTAGAAAACTTCGAAATGATCTCCGGAGAGGCTGATGATTCTTGAGTATGCCAAAGTGCACGCAGGGGCTATAGAGCCCCACCGTGCGAACCCATCCGACGCAGGGTTGGATGTATTCTTTTCGCCAAAGGACTCGGCTACCGTTTTGATTAACCCCGGGGAAAGCAAGATTCTGGAGACTGGCTTAAAATTTGGAGTCCCGCACGGATACATGCTAGAAGTAAAAAACAGGAGTAGTGTTGCTGCCAAACGTTCCCTGATCGTTGGCGCCTGCGTCATTGATTCAGGATATGATGGGGAAGTATTCATTAACTTACACAATGTGGGAAGCGATGTTCAAGTCATCCTGCCTGGAAACAAAATAGCCCAGCTAGTAATGATTCCAGTGGTTCACTTTAGAGCCATTGAGACTAGCGAGGAGAAGATTTATATGCACCCAATGACCATTAGCAATAGAGGCGCTGGCGCTCTAGGGAGTACCGATGGATAAAAACACACAAGTAGTTATGTTTTCATCAAAAACTGGTGAATGGGCGACACCTCAAGATTTTTTTGACAAACTAAATTGGAGATTTGGCATTTTTACGTTGGATCCCTGCGCAAATCCAGTTAACGCCAAATGCGCTAACTTTTTCACCGAAGCGGAAGACGGACTAACTAAAAGCTGGGAAGGGTTTAATTCTTTTATTAACCCTCCCTATGGCCGCGGCATCGAGAAATGGATCAAGAAAGCATATGAAGAGTCACGCAAGGAAGAAACAAGTGTTACTATGCTCATTCCAGCCCGAACAGATACAAAGTATTGGCATCAACATGTTATGAAAGCTGACGAAGTATACTTTGTGAAGGGTCGTTTAAAGTTTGGGGACAGTCAAAACTCTGCCCCCTTTCCATCTGCTGTGATCGTTTTTGACGGAACCAACCGACAGCAAATTTTTGGTACAATTAACAGATAAGGAGAAATAATTGTGACACACGAAACTGTAGCCGCTGCCTTGCATACTTTGCAGGCGCAAATTAACGAAGTTATGGGGCTCATGAGGGATACCGCTAAGCAGCCCACCGCCGAAGGTACGGCTCAAAATCTAGTAAAGTATTCTATGCGGCTTGCCCAACTGGAAGGGGCGTTCGTTACGCTGCAACAGCATGCGCCAGCCCTCGTAGATCTATCTAAACAGTACCCGGTGCCTCCCCTCCCCGACCCACTCCCAGAAGTGGAACCAGATGCCGAGCCGCCACCGCCCGTAGAACCCGAGGTATCAATTACCTCTGGGGAACTAGAAAAGAGATCCCCCACGATGCGGCGCGCCAAAGCGCAGAAGGCAAAAAAGGCTAAGAAGAATGAATCGTAAGGAGCGCCGAGCACTCCGCAAGCATGTGGGCCCCGCCGCTCAAGAACGAATGTCAACCCAAATGGACCAATTTGGGAAACTACCCCAGAAATGTGATGCTTGTCAAGAACCGTTTGACAAGAAGGACAAAGACATGATACAATCGTGGAGTGTTGTAGTTAAGCAGGAAACTGTGAGACTATTCTGTCCACACTGTATAAGAAAGACACAGGAGGCTTTAGAAAATGTCAGTAAAGAAAATATCGAAACAAGCGCTGGATAAAATAATGGCCGGAAAAGTCCGAGAGCCAGCAACATGTGTTATCAAGTTTTACTCTAACACTTGCGACCTTTGCCATAACCTACAAGAATATTATGAAGATATTGCAGAAAGAGAAGAATTCACGGATATTCACTTTTTTGCGTTTAACGTAGACGAACACCCCACTATAGAAAAAACTTTAGGCTTTAATGGGGTTCCGACTCTTTCATTAATGAAAGTGGGGATCCCAAAGTCAAGAATTAGAATCTTGCAAGACCCTGACGATCCACATAAATTGACGTGGTATCGGAGTTCCGAAATCATTGACTTTATCGAAAGGGAGCGCTAGTGAAACACTCTCTAGCTTACGATGATGTGCTCCTTGTCCCACAATACTCTGATATAAGGTCTCGAAGTGAAATAGAGACAACTACAGACCTTGGAAACGGATTATCTTTAGAGTTGCCTCTCCTCTCCTCCCCGATGGACACCATCTCTGAAAAAGAGATGGCAGTCAGTTTATCCACTGCTGGCGCATGTTCAGTGGTTCATAGATATAACACTATTGAACAGCAAACAGTCATGGTCTCCAGTGCTCTAGAAGAGTTGGGACCAACAGCACGCGTCGGGGCAGCAGTGGGGATTAGTGGAGACTTCCTTAACCGTGCCTCTGTGATGCGCGCCATTGGCGCTAGCTTTATCTGTGTAGACGTTGCCCATGGGCACCACATATTGATGAAGGAGGCACTACAGACCTTGCGCACAGCGCTTGGCGATGATATACACATTATGGCAGGAAATGTCGCCACGCTTCAGGGCATTAATGATCTAGCGGACTGGGGCGCCAACTCTGTACGGTGTAATATTGGAGGAGGCTCCATATGTTCTACTCGGATCCAGACTGGACATGGCATGCCGGGATTGGAAACCATTTTTGAGTGTGCAAAGACCGATAGAGATGTAACCATCATTGCCGATGGTGGAATAAAAAACTCAGGTGATATAGTTAAAGCCTTGGCCGCCGGCGCCGATGCGGTGATGGTTGGGTCGATGTTAGCTGGTACCGCAGAAACGCCGGGCAATATGTTGCAAGATTCTGATGGCAATAAGTGGAAAGTATATCGTGGTATGGCCAGCAAGGAAGCGCAAATGGATTGGCGTGGTCGTTATTCTTCTTTTGAAGGAGTGGCGACGAGAGTACCATATCGTGGGCCGGTAGCATCTATTTTAGAAGATATTGAACGCGGTATCAGGTCGGGATTCTCTTATTCTGGCGCCCGCAACCTAAAAGAGCTACATGCAGTAGCTCGATTTGTTTCACAAACCTCATCCGGACTTTCAGAAAGTAAAACGCACATTTTAGCACGGAGTTGGTAATGAGCCAAGAAATCCAGTATGGGAAACTCACAAAGCGAATCGTATTTACAGAAACTGATCACAGACACGCACAATTTATTTTAAGATTAAAGCATGACAACATAAAACAGTCTGATTTCTTTCGAGCCATAATTACTGGATACATTGAGCAAGACGAATCTCTTCAGTCATACGTAGATTCAGTGTCTCAACAGTCTCAACTAAAGATATCTAAATCTCGAAAACTTAGAGAAGCTGGCCAAGCTAAAAAAGATAGCATGGGGTTGTCGAATGATGATGTAACAGATATCTTTGATCTTATTGCGCAGGAGCACCCTGAGTTATGAAAGACGGCTTAAAAGCCTGTTCCCGGATCTGTGTTAACTCTCAGAAAGAGTGCCCGGAAAAGGAATGCAGAATGTGGATTGATTTCCCCGAAGAATATAATTGTTGCTTAATTTCCATCCAGCAAAACGGCTGCATGACACTCCGAGAGATAGGAGAAAGGCTCCAAATTTCTTTTGCGAGGGTGAAACAAATTGAATCAGATGCGCTAAAGAAGATTAGAAAACGAGAGGGAGTAAGAGAATAATGAACACTACAAGGGTTTTAACAAAAAGATACACTATTTATACATGAGTTTAAGGAATATTCAAAAGGAGAATTATATAATGGCTCGTAAAACTTTACTAACAGAGAATGAGCTTCGCCAATTTATGAAGCTTGCTAACTTGACCCCCATCGGGCAAGTTAAGCTTTCAGAATTTGGTTATAATGACCTTGATGAAGAGGAAGCGCCCCCCGGAGAGCTTGAGGATTATGCTGCCGGCGATCTAGAGCGAGGCCACCCCGACGAGGCAGCCGCAGACGAGGAAGAGGCTGGTCTAGAGATGGGTGATGATGAGCTTGGCGCGGAAGCCGGAATGGAAGATCTTGGAGCAGAAGAGGGCGGCGCCGGAATGGTGTCTGTCGATGATTTCATGTCTGCACTTGAGTCTGCCCTTGAGGATGTGTTGGGTGAGCCTGTCTCGACTGAGATGGATGATGAGCTTGGCGCCGAGGACGACTTAGAAGGCGGCGAAATGGACATGGAAATGGACGTAGAGGCTGGTCCCGAAGAGCTTGAGGTTACTGCTTCTGCAGAGGAAGAGGAGCTTCCTGGCTCGCGAGATGTGTACGAGGGAAAAAGCCAAGACGACATCGTCAATGAGGTTGCCCGCCGTGTTGCAGCACGCCTGCAGAAAGAGAATAGCAAGTCGGCAATGGTGGACCAGCTGGCTGAGCGAATCCTTAAGAGATTAACAAAGTAACTTGACATATAGTTCACGATAAGTTATAATTTAACCACTGGTCCACGCCGGTGGTTATTTACATGGAGAGACATGGGTTGGATATTATATGTGTTGGTGTTTGTATTCGGGTATGTAACCTGTCAAACGTTTTACTTTATTAAAAGTAGTAGACTAAGTTTGATATTGCTTAGGGCAACTCATCTTATATATATATCGAGCATGATGAAAGCCGTTGAGCACATGTCGTTTGCGCGAGGCATCGTATTAGAACATATGCTTCGTACCGATAAGGGCTCCGCAGCCATCAGCATATTTGAGATGCGCCACGCCAAAGAGGTGGCCGGCCTGCAGAAAAGGTCAGTAGACCTTTTGGTTGATCTACATCCCGAATTCTTCCAGAGAATGTTAGATTTTGAAAACTGGGATGAAGCTTCGCAGTATGTAGATGCCCACAAAGACATCGTTTTTAAATTTTGGGAGAAATAAATGATTGACAAAATAAAAGAAAAGGTTAATAAATTTTTAACCACTATAGAACAAGACATGTCCGAATCCGATCAATCCGGCCCGCGGGTAGTTATTATGGACGGCGGCGAGACCGAACCGGAACTCCGGGTAATCGGGCTATTCTGTGATGTGGCGGAAGAAAAGGTAGCGGAGTTGGTACACGCCCTTCTCTACCTGCATGAGTCTAACAAAAATAAGGAAGAGCCGCTTCCAGTTGAGTTTTATATCTCTACCTATGGCGGTGCTGCCGACGATATGTTTGCGCTATATGATGTTATGCGCCAAATCCTCCCCACAACTGAGATTCACACTATAGGCATGGGCAAAGTTATGTCGGCGGGTGTTCTACTCCTAGCAGCCGGAACCAAGGGGAAAAGAAAGATCGGAAAATACTGCCGCGTAATGATTCATTCGGCGATGGCGGGAAGCCACGGCTCCCTCCCAAACTTGGTCAACGAGCTTGAAGCATTGCAACAAACGCAGGAAGATTATATTAGCGCACTTTCAGATGAGACGAAAATGAGCACACAAGAGATTAAAAATATGCTTGAACGTAAAGTTAACGTCTATTTATCAGCAGAAGAAGCTGTAAAATTAGGTATAGCTGACATAATTATTTGAGGTTTTTGAATGTCTACACTGAGTGATATCCTACAAGAAGAATACATCAAGCAGATCGGGGAACTAGATCTGAAGATGTTGATGGAAATGGTGGAAGAAGTATTTGACTCTGCTCCACACCTGTCTGAAGAGGTGTCTGCTCCTGCTTCACTCGCAAGTCAGAGCGACGACGCAGCGTTGGAAATGATCTTAAAGATGATTCCTGATATTGCGGTATCAGAAATCGGATGGTCAGACGTGAGGACTACCGACGAGGGAGTTGAAATCAAGGGCCCCCAGCGTCGATTGCTCGAAGACTATTTAAAGAATGTTCAAGGGAGTGATCTTGCAGAGAAGATCGCCGGTGTGTCTCAGTTCTATACAAACGGCGCCGAGATGATCACCGAGCATGCGGGCGACGATCGCACTAAGAGAATTGTTCAGGCGATTTCATATCTAGTATTTTATAAGACGTTAACCAAGGTAATTACAAATTTTAACGCATCGTCAGCTGGATTCAGCTTTGAATCATTCTTGGCTGCTCTAGTAGATGGCTACCAAATTCCTGCTAATACTGGAACGATTGCTGATTATATCGATCGCTCTAGTGGCAAAGAAGTGCCGGTTAGTCTTAAGCTTTATAAAGAAGGCAGCCTAGAGGTAGGTGGCAGCTTCACTGATCTAGTTAACGATCTCGTTAAACCTAAATATATGGGACTAGGCGGCGCAATGCGCTATGTGATCTGCACCAAAGAGATGGATCCCGATCTAAAGGATCTAGAACAACAGGGCAAAATTAATTTTTATCAATTCGACTTTACTCTTCAAAACGTGATGGATATTTTAGCTCAATCACGTTTGAGTGAAGTTATTCGATTGCCTAGCGTAGTATTGAGCGCTATTCAGGCCGGCCAACAGGTTGGCGCCGGCGAAAGGCTCGGACTGGCAGCTAGAGATAAAAAGCTTTCTGCTGAAGAATTGACGCCTAAATTCAACGACGAATTGTGGAAGCAGGTAAAGACAATCGTGGATAACGAAGACTCCCCCCTTCAACAGTTTGAAGAAGACGACATGAAGAAGTTGTTGGACGAGTTGAACTGGGAAAAGAATGATGCGATATTTAATAACGATAAGGTTCGCGGCTCTGGCAAGCTGAACAGTAAACTTATAGGGAAACTTGTCAAGAAAGTATATTCCGACATCGATGGCGATGGGAAGCAGGAATTTTTGGTGAGTATGCGTGATGCAATCCTCGATGCCAACTTGGCAGTCATTGCTTCCCAGTTGGCGACAGCCAAAAAGAGCCAACGGAAACAGCAGATCGCGCAAATGATCTCGGATGGGGAGTTCCTCTCCCCAGAGGACTCGGCCCGAGAATATAAGGTGTTGGGAGAATCCCAGAAGAAGCAGGCACTTTTAAACACTCTTGGATACCTGCAGACTCACCACTTTGCTTTAAATCAAACACAATCGACAAATCCTGGAGAACCCACAAACACTCTGAACCTTGGCGCAATTATGGTCGGCCGCCGCATGGTGGCAGACGCGATAGAGAATGTTCGAGAGCTTCTTAATGAAGAAGTATACGAAATCTTCCAGTCACTTAAGATCCTTTCAGACAGTCTCAATCAATTCTTTGCTGGAGGGTTGGAGAACGATGAGCTTGCAACGTCAGCTATTGGAAACGCCGAGAACATTAGTTCGAAAGAAATTTTACAAACTGACAAATAGAACTTGACATAACTTGATAAAGAGATTATAATATAGTATCACTAGAGGTATAAATGAGCCGCGCTTACGATAATGAGCAAACACTCCAACAAAAAATAATGAATGGTGCTAATATTTTAGCAGACAATGTTGCTTCAACATTGGGCCCCCGCGGCCGAAACGTTCTTCTTAAAGAAAAGGGAGGGAAACCCTTTGTAACTAAGGACGGCGTCACCGTCGCAGCCTTTGTTTCGCTAGAAGATCCTTTCGAAGATGCAGCCGCACAAATTATAAAACAGGCGGCTGTAGAAACTAACAACAACGCAGGTGATGGTACGACTACTGCAACGGTCCTAGCCCGCGCAATCATTCGCGAAGCACAGAGGTACATAGCCTCGGGCATGTCTCCGGTTGAACTCCAGCGCGGCATTCATCTAGCCACTAAGACCATCATTGACAATCTTAAAGATATGGCATCTCCCATTAAAAGCATTGATGATATCCGCCACATTGCCACCATTTCGGCTAATAACGATGCCGCCATCGGCGAGCTTATCTCGTTGGCAATTGATCGTATTGGTCAGGATGGAGCAATTACTATCGAGGAATCGCGCTCGATGGATACTTCCATAGATATCATAGAGGGGTTTAAGTTTGACTCGGGATATGTTGCTGGCGCATTCATCACTGATGAGCGCCGAGCCATCCTCTACCACGAAGAGCCACTCTTTATGGTAACGGATCACAAAGTCTCAAATGTCGAACAGATCCTTCCGGTGTTAGAACTATGCGCTCGCGAAGCCCGGCCGTTGATTATAGTGGCAGAAGAGATAGAGGGGCAAGCCCTCGCAGCCTTAATTATGAATGCAATGCGTGGCACCCTAAAAGTAGCTGCAATTAAGGCGCCCTCCTACGGAGAAGAGAGGCGAAACACCTTAGAAGATATCGCAGCTTCAACTGGCGCCACGTTTTTATCCCGCGAGAGCGGCGCTAAACTACAAGAGACCCAGATGATGGACCTCGGAACCGCAAAGTTTATAGAGTCCACTAAATATTCTACTACGATTGTGGGAGGACAACAGGATTACGAAGCGATTGAATCTCGTATTATGAACTTGAAAGCCATTATTGAGCAGACAGAATCTCTAGAAGAATGCGAATCGATTCAAGGTCGCATAACACGCCTAAACTCAGGAGTAGCAGTCATCCGCGTCGGCGGCTCTACTGAGGTAGAGATGACCGAGAAAAAGCACCGCATTGAAGACGCGCTAGAAGCCGTCCGTGCCGCACAAGAAGAGGGAGTGGTTGCTGGAGGGGGCACAGCATTAGCCCGCGCCGCACAAACAATGGTTATAACAACGAATGGGGATACAGACGAATTTCATTCGGATCAGACGTCCGGACTCCACATAATCAGGACCGCCTGTCAAGAGCCTTTACGCCAGATGGCCACTAATTCCGGTGAATCAGCAGACCTCGTGTTAGCTGAGGTTTTAGGGACAAAGGCTCCCCATGGATGGGATTTTAGGAGAGGGGGAATAGTGAACCTTATAGAAAAGGGAATCATCGACCCTGTTAAAGTAACGCGGGTCGCCCTCCAAAATGCCGCTAGCTGTGCGGGCACCCTCTTGACTACTAACTTTGGTATTATCCAGGGGGAGGATAACTAAATGCAAGAAGGAGATTTAGTACATATTCCGCAGGGAACCGAGTTGTGGCTTCAGACCGAAAAAGGAATGAAAATGCGAATATCTGAAAAGCCTATAGCTGGTGTTTATTTAAGCACGGCCAGCCAATTTATATATCGTGTTTATGCCAATGGCAATTGGAATGTCAAAAGAAAGGATGTATACCCAATGAGAGAAAATAATGGGATTAGTTAAACTTACAGAAGTGTGCCACAATAGCACACTCACGACACAACAGGATTACACATTACGAGAAGTGTTTGTTAATCCTGAACACGTAGTAATGATCAGAGAAGAAGCGCGCATGCGCCAGCTAAATGAACAAGGAGTACTGCCGGCAGATCTAGCTGACACCCACCAATTCACCAAGTTGACAATTAACCGAGGGCATACTGGTACTGAAATAGTAGTAGTCGGTGCCCCCTCTATTATTGAGAGCACGCTGAACCAACAAAAAACGCTTTTGAGAGGATAAAATGAACAAAGAAAGAGTAAACATTCAATATTCAATAGATTTAAATGAACTAGCAGGTGAGGTGGTTAGGCTAATGGCCCGCGCAAGCAGTGTAGCCGACGCAGCGGTGCAAGCAGAGTTTAATGACTTGAAGAATATAGATGAGAAGCACGCACTATCACTGCATGCAGTCTCTACGGTGGACATAGCCCGCAAGCGCTTGGCGGCTATTGACTATGCGTTGAGTGATGTAGCGCAAATTATTAACGGCTACCTCACATTTAAAGTGCAAGAGAATCTTCAGGAACAGGTTGACCAAAGCCCACGTCCACCGGATGTAAGCCCGCTGCATGAAGATATGAGGGCTGTTGACGAGGGAACATGATATCCCCAATCAAAGAGCCCGCTGCATATAAATGTGTGGAGTATCTTAAAGAAGTAATCCCCGTCGAGAGCGTTGTGGACACCTTCTTATTTTATGCTGGCCAGCTTGAGTTTGATCTGGCGCAGTCTAACCGGCTGATGCGCTGCCATACAAATCGCTATGTAATCTATGAGTTTTGGTACTGCATGCAGGAAGACCCTCAGCGCGTAGCCGAGATTGCCGACTATTTTAGGGAGCGTACTGACCCTATATCTTATACCTTTCTACAAAAATCCTGGGCTGGGCTGAAAGATCACTACGTACGTGCCGCCATCTTTTTTCTGTTAAACATCTATTCTGAAGATGGATATGTTTCCGCCGGCAAATTAAATCTTCAAAAGTATAGCCCAATCATGCTTAATAGAATAAAACAGTGTTCCTTCGAGAACATGAGAATCAATTTTTATAAAGACGAAGAGTTCTTTACGGGAACGTCTTATATTGAGAAGCCGGAGTATCTCTTGTTCCCTATGGGGAAGTTTAACTACAACCTCTTTGAAGAGGGGAAGAGTTACGGCTATGAAATGACACCAGTTAACCACACCAATACCAAACTATCAATGGATGAGTTGCAACACAACGCCCTTGTGCTCTACAAATATCACAAAGAAGTTCTTAAGTTATATGATGGCTATAACATAACCATGATCAATAAATATGGAAAAGCTACCGAGAGTATCGACCACTGCGAGGATTTAGTAATTGCAAATTTCTGAACTAATACGGGCATGTGCCCTCTTTGCCACGGCCCAAGCTGCTGTATGGTTTCAACTGTACTCGCAGTATATCTGGACATGGTGGGAGAACCGACCCTTGGCGGCAGCCATTGTCTTTGGGATTCCAGCTAGCCTTTGTTTTTGGTATGGCACTCGGATAGCTGTCGCTGCTACTAGCGCCGCATGGACAGCAAGACTTCTCGGTTTTGGGATGTCTTATATGACATTTCCCCTACTGACGTGGTGGTTGTTAGGAGAATCTATGTTTACGACGAAGACGATGATATGTGTAGCTTTGTCCTTCGGTATTCTTGCCGTTCAGCTGTTCTGGAAATAATGAATGTCAACTATTTATTTGTTCGATGTAGATGGAACACTAACGCCCGCCAAGGAAAGGATTGATCGAGTCTTTGGATCCGCCTTCTTAAAGTGGATGAAAGACAAAGAGGTATATATTGTATCCGGTGGATCTTTTGTACGCATCTTGGACCAACTTGGCACTGATATTGTTGATCGTTGCGCCGGCGTCTTTGCGTGCATGGGAAACATATTCTATCAGCAACTCGACCAGATAAATCCATCTGGGTTTGATGAGTGGCAAATAATATATGAGAATAGTTTCCGCGCCCCGCGGGGACTAAAAGAAAAACTAAAAAAGATAGTTGAAGACTCAGGGTACCACACAAAAACAGGCAAGCATTCTCAGCGCCGTGAAGGGATGATAAATTTTTCAATCGTAGGGTCTAACGCCACGACAAAACAGAGAAAAGAATACGCCGAATATGATCTGGAGAATAAAGAGAGGGAAGCCATCGTGGACGCCCTCAAGAAACAATACGCTTCTCTGGATTTTGCTATTGGTGGAGCGGTCAGCATTGATATATTCAAAATAGGGGCCGATAAGTCTCAAATTATTGATCGACATTTTGACGAGGCGATAGAGGGAAATAGGATATTATTTGTTGGAGATAGAATTCCATTCCCAGGCAACGATTGCTCACTGGCAGTAGCCCTGCGACAGCACCCAAATGGCTGTGCATACGAAGTTGAGAGATGGCAAGACACAGCAGAAATATTAAAGACCGAGCCTTTTGCGTAGATACTGATAAAAACAACTATTTATAATGATGGAGTTAAATTAATGGACATTTCTACAGGCAGTTGGTTCGAGTACCTTCGAGAAGAAGTTTTAACAGAGGGGCTGCGAGACATAGGGCTCCCCGAACGGATCGTCGACTTTATTGAGAACGCGATGCCGCAGGCACCCGAGAAGTCAAAAACATACGCAGGCAACCAGTGGAAGAAGTGGAAGCTGAACCCTGCCTACGTCTCGCGCCCACAAGGGTTCTGGGTTAACTGGATGAGGGAGAACTTCGAGAACGAGATAATGGTAAAGATGGTTGGGGATGAGCGCGCCGCCACGGGCGAGATTGTCGCACGCACAATCACCCCCTACCGCGTCGACCGCGACGTGGGACCGCAGCAGCGCGAGCAATACGATGAAGAAACCATCGAGCAAAACAAGAAGATCGCTTTCGTTGTACAGAATGTAAAAG